CAAGGTCAATCATTCGGCCAACCTCAACAATTTGATCATTCACAGGCATTCGGACAAGCTCAAGGTGGCCAACCTCAACAATTTGATAAATCACAGGCATTCGCACAACCTCAAGGTGGCCAACCTCAACAATTTGATCAGTCTCAATCATTTGGACAACCTCAAGTTGATCAAGCTCAATTATTCGCACAACCTCAAGGTGGACAACCTCAATTCGGTCAACCCCAAGATGGTCAAGCAGTTGGCCTAGTTGGCACTGAAATTCAAGAAAAACAAAGCAATAAAGATAGTGGAAAAAATACATCTAATAACAAATCAACATCATTCAATGCACCAAAGGAACCTTTAAAAAATTCACCAAATTCATTTAATCCACCATCTGATAAATTAGTATTTGGTGGACCGGATAAAGAATATAAAGAGAAAGAGAGTCAGAATGATAAATCTCTGAATAAATATTCAATGAATAAATCTCCAGTTGAATCTTCGATGAATAAATCTTCAAATACTCGTCCAAACCCTGATTTGAAGTCTGAAACACAAATGAATCCAATGAAACTTTAAATTTATTTCAAACTACTTAATATATCATCATATACATTCATATTTCCTTTTTCTTTTTCTTTTTCAAATTTAACAATTGACTTATTTTCAATTTCTCCATAAGAATTAACTTGTGTACCAGTCTTCTTTTTAATTTCATCTCTTACATAACCTGGCACCCAATGATTCCAACTAATCATTAATAAATTTGGATGAACATATCTTGTTAAAAAACCATCTATTTGTAATTTATCAATGATATATACTAAACATTCATCAAGGTTATAATTTGGATATCCAATCAATACTTCGGGCATTATATATGTGCAAAAGTTTTCATTATTTTTTAGTCTTGATGAAGTTTTAATACGATTATGCACCTTTATCAATAATTTATTATAAATATCTAATCGTGTTAAATTATTCTTTTTTTTTGTTTCATACAATTCATCAATGTTTATTCTAGGGATATCCATATTGTATAACAATTTTATTTTATTACATTTATATCACAAAATTATTTCATAATCGTATTTATAAATTGAGTTAATGTTGCATCATTCATTTGTGCATCATAAATATATTTTTTACCATCTACTAGTAAAATAATAGTTGGATAAGAATCTATTTTATATGTATCTGCTAAATTTGTATTTTTATCACAATCAATTTCTACAAAAGATATTTTATAATCTCCCTTGTATTTTTTTTTATATGTATACCATTGTTTTTTTGTCGATTGTGAATATGGGCACCAATCTACATAAAATAACATTAATTCGCCAACTTTATTATTTGGTATGTATTCATTATTTGGATTGTATTTTAGTTTTTTAATAATTTTGTTGTATAAAAATACTGAAACAATTATAAATATTACAGATATTCCTAACCAAAGAAACATGTTCATCAAATAATATACTAAAAGAAAATAAACACTTAATTATTCTTTATTATATGCTCGTTAAGGAATATAATAAAAATACATATATCAAATTGAATTTCAACGATTTTCTAAATAAAAAACATTTTTATGAAGAACTTATTCGTATTAAATTCAACAAGAAATTATTAATTTGCAATATAATAGATGATATTAAAAGTAAAATGAAATAATGTAATTATTCCTCAAAAAATAATATATTAATAAAATATTTTATTAATATATGAAAACGTATACAGAAGAAGATTATAAAAGTGGTGATGGCATGCTTACAACTGTGTGGGGACCAAGTATTTGGCTTTTTTTACATACAATGAGTTTTAATTACCCGAATGAACCAACAAAAGAACAAAAAAAATATTATAGAGATTTTATATTAAATCTTGAAAATGTTCTTCCATGCAAATATTGCCGTATAAATTTAAAGAAGAATTTTAAAAAACTTCCTTTGAAAATGGAACACATGAAAAATAGATATACCTTTTCTAAATATATATATGATTTACATGAGCACATAAATGAAATGTTAAATAAATCTTCTGGATTATCTTATGATGATGTCCGTGAAAGGTTTGAGCATTTCAGAGCAAGATGTATTAAAAAACCTGTAATAAAGATTGAAAAAGGTTGTACAGAATCCTTATATGGAGAGAAAGCAAAATGTGTTATTAAAATAGTTCCTCAAAATACTAAATGTAATACATTTCAAATGAATCGATCCTGCAAAAAGAAAAGAATTATTCAGAAATTATAATCAAAATTTACTGAAATCATTTAAAACTGGCATTGGCATATATTGTCCAATAGAGGGTGATCTATAATTTGGAACCTTTTTACATTCAAATGCTGGTTCAGGGCATCGTTCACATGCTGGACATGGAGGACAAGAATCAGAGTCTGTTTTTGGTTTTTGTTGATTCATTTGAGAAATTGTACCTTTTATTTCATTTAGAACTTCGGTATGTTTAGTATTTGAATTTGATGGTTCTGGGTTAGATTTTTTTTCTGGTTCCTTTTGTTGCGTTTGTTGCGTTTGTGGAGTTGTTATAGACGTGAAAGAACTAGACTCTGATTGGCTATTATTTGATTCATTTAAACCTCCAACCGCAACAGCCGATGCACCTATGCCATTCAAATAATTAGATGCTGGATCAGATATTTTACTTGGGCATGCGGTCCCTTTAGGTGGTACAATTTTTGTTTTGAGAATATACATGTCATCATTATAATTATTATGATATGATGAATAACCTGAATTATCATCTTCTGTTACTACTGTATCTGGATAACATTGTGGAGCATCACCACTTTGATAATCAGAATTAGACATATTTTCTTTTGTTGAAATATTAAATGCTCCTAGTATAGCAAATAATATAGTAACTGCGATTAATATTATTATAATAATTTTAACATTATCTATTAATTTTTTTTTCATATATAAATAAAAAGAAAATATTTGTAATTATTATAATGAAAGATTATCTATCAATAGAAAAAGGAATAAGTGAAATCATTCATAAATTAAATAAACTTAAAAAAACTGCAAAGGATGTTTGTATTAATATATCTGTCAATAAAAGAGGTAAAAAACGTAAAGCTAGATCAAATAAATTAGTGTCTAAAGGAAATCAATATAGCAATGTTTACAAATCGCCAAATACTTCGTTGAATCTTGGATCAGCAAATAAAATGAACAAAACAAATAAAATAAAAAATAACAAAATGAATAAAAATAAAATAAATTCAAATGAATCGATTGAAAGTGAGCCAGTCGAAAGTCAACCAATCGAATCAACTGAAACATCTGTATCGAATGGATCTGACACATCAATGTCGATGTTTGAAACTGGAACTGAAACTAAACAATAATTATATAGTTATAAGTTTACGCACTACAAGTTGTACACTCTGGTACAATTGTAAACTGTTGTGCACTATGTTTTGCCTTTCTTCTTAAATAATACATCCCCGTTTTAAGTCCTGCTTTCCAAGAATACATATGCATATTCGTTAAAATTTTATAATTTGGTTCTTCAATCCATAAATTCATAGATTGACTTTGACAAATAAATGCACCACGATCTTTAGCCATATTAATCACACTTTTCATTGATATTTCCCATACAATTTTATATTTATCTTTGATATGTTGTGAAATACTACTAATATTTTGTATAGACCCTTTATTCTCAATAATTTTATCTTTCATTTTAGTATCCCATAAATTTAGATCAATTAACTCTTTCATTAAATGTTTATTGATTACAATAAATTCACCAGCAAGTGTTCGTCTTGTATAAATATTACTCGTAAATGGTTCAAAACACTCATTATTTGATAAAATTTGACTGGTCGATGCGGTTGGCATTGGTGCAACACATAAAGAATTTCTAACACCATGTACAATTATATCTTGTCGAAGCTTTTCCCAATCATAACGATCGCTTGGTTTTACTTCCCACAAATCAAACTGAAATTTACCTTCAGATAATGGAGATCCTTTGAAACTTGAGTATGGTCCTTGGATTTTTGATAATTCCATACTTTTTTCCATACTTGCATGATAAATTGTCTCAAAAATATTTTTATTTATTTCTGCAGCATCCTTACTTTCAAATGGAACATCCATTAATGCAAATACATCTGCTAGGCCTTGGACACCAATACCAATCGGTCTGTGTAGATTATTACTTGTCTCTGTTTTGCTAGTTGGATAATAGTTTACATCAATTAATTTATTCAAATTATTAGTTACAATTTTTGTTGTCCTATGTAATTTTTCATAATCAAATACTTTGTTGTTTACCATGGTAGATAATGAAATGCTGGCCAAATTACATACTGCACTTTGTTTATTATCACTATATTCTACAATTTCACAGCATAAATTTGATGATTTAATGACTCCAATATTTTGTTGATTACTTTTTTGATTGCAAGCATCTTTATATAACATATATGGTGTACCTGTCTCCATTTGGCTATCAAGAATACGAAACCATAAATCACGGGCATTTACTTTTTTAATATATGTTCCATTTTCAATATAGGAATTATACAATTCTTTAAATTTATTACCATATACATCAGAAAGACCTTTTGATTGATTTGGACACATTAAATACCATTCTTCATTTTTCTCAATCTTTTCCATAAATAAATCTGGTATCCATAATGCATAAAATAAATCTTTCGCTCTCTGTTCTTCATCTCCATGATTTTTTCGGAGATCTAAAAAATTTTCAATATCTGCATGCCATGGTTCAAGATAAATGGCAAAACTTCCATTTCTTTTTCCACCGCCTTGATCTACATATCGTGCGGTATTATTGAATACTCGAAGCATTGGTACAATACCATTTGATGTTCCGTTTGTTCCTTTGATTGGACTTCCCTCTGCTCTTACATTATGAATGTGTAAACCAATGCCTCCTGCCCATTTTGAAATGGCGGCACAATCGGATAATGTATCAAAAATTCCCTTAATACTATCATCTTCCATTCCCAATAAAAAACATGAACTTAACTGGGGTCGTTTTGTTCCTGCATTATATAAAGTTGGCGTAGCATGAATAAATTCTTTATTACTTAATGCATCATATGTTTCTTTTACCATCTCTAAATCTTCACCATGAATCTGTATCGCAACACGTAACCACAAATGTTGGATGCGTTCAATAACTTTGTTGTTGTTTCGAATCAAATAGGCTCTTTCTAATGTTTTAAATCCAAAATAATCAATATAATAATCTCGAGTATAATCAACTATTTTTGTAAAATAATCAATATGTTTTTTAATAATAGAGACATAACCTTCTGAAATGTACTCTTTATCAATGGAATCAACATAAGTAAGTAATGACTCATTTACTTCTTTATGATGATTTGAAATACAAATTAAACTTGCTAGTTTTGAATAATCATAATGATGCACACCAAGAGATGCACACAATTCAGCCATTAATTCATCAATTTTAGAAGTTTGAATATGATTGTATAACTGATCAATAATTTTCACGACTAAACCACTATACTCAATAGATGAGTGTGGAAATAATTGTTTTAGTCGTTGAATAATTTTGTCGTAATATAACTGTTCTGTTTGTCCATTACGTTTCGTAACAAACATATCTAGAGACATACTCATTACAATATATGTGTTTATGAGTTTATATTATTTATTAAATAACATTTATAAATAATATTTATAATTCGATAATATATTTTACTATTTATATAGGATGTACAAATATATAGCTCCAATTATAAACTTATGTATAAGCGGGACAATATTTTATTATTTGCAACATTTAGAAAAAATTGGATGTAAATGTTCATTAACATTTCAACGAACTTATATTTACTATTATACGATTGTAATATTTATTGTTAGTTTAATAAGTGTTCTATTTCAAAATAAAATGAAAATGTTATCTGATATTTTATTACCTGTAAGTATTTTATTATTGATTGCCGGAATTGTTAATATTGTTTATACATTTGAATTTATTGATGACATGAAAAAACAAAATTGCGATTGTTCTAAATCAATGATTAGAGATTTAATGTTTATTATTGCATGTTTACAAATATTTGTATGGGTTATTCTTTTATGTCTCTTTTTCTTTATTTTAATCACAAAAAGAATTCCAATAAATAGATACATAAAAAAGAATAGTTTGAAATAAAGATATTTTAGAGATCGCTGACAATATCTATGTGTGATTGTATATTTTCATTTGTTGGTTGAGTTTTCTCCTTTTTTTTAGGTGCACGTTTACTATATTCTCCTGTAATTCTTTCTTCGCAAACAATTCTCCATAAATCTTCAAGATGACATATTGCTGATTGAAACCATTCTTTATTTCTTTTTACAAGAACACACGAGAATACATCAAGTTTCCAATATATATTTTTAAACCATTCTCCTTGAGTCGTTTTAATTATAGTATCAGTCCATTCATCTATATTTGAACCAAATGGCATATATTCATAAACAAATTTATTATCTTTAACAAAGACCGCAATTACACCTTTATCGTTTGTATCATCTTCTACAAATTGCTGAAATCCATCATATTCAATAAATTTTGTCTCTACGAAATCACATTCATCTAAATTACATACTTCCATTTGCAATTGCATTTGAACATAATATTCTTTTTTTGGACATCCATCTATTATACGAGACACTACATTTTTAATTTCTAACATTCTTCCATAATTATTTTCACCAACTACAATCCCATCAGGTGATGCTGCCAAGAATTTATATACTGGATGTTCGATACATCCAAATTCCTTTACTTTAGTATTCATTTTCATTTCATATATCAAATTAGATAATGGTTCATATTTATGTCCCCATGTCAAACTATTTTCATTCAATGTTGGTTTAAATTTTTCCGTGTTCATTGGCAAACATTTTTCATAAATTAATTGATTCTTGGTTGCCTGACTAGATATTGCTTTCCATGCATTACTTGCAGTAATATGTTCTTGTCGAAATGTGTACCATTCTGGTGTTTTTTGTTCTGGCTGAGGTATATTTTCTAATGCATAAATTATATCAGGAGATACTGTTTTTGTTGTAGGCGTCCATTCTTCATATCTTAGAAAATCATTCTTTTTTAAAATATCATTTATACATTGAAACGATGTCTTGATTTCTTCTTCTGACATAAAATAACTACAATTTGATTTTACTGTTTTGTAAATATCATCTATGTATTTTGGATCTGCTAGATCTAATATTCTTATTCGTTTATATTCTTTTACAACCTCGTCGACGTAAGAGACAAAATCCATTTTAGTATAGTATTATTTATATTATTAAATCAATTCAATTATTTAATAATTCAACATGAACAAATGATAATAATTATGGAGTTGAAGTTACATTTTTAACTGTTCTTTTTTTAATTTGAGGTTTATCACAATTTATAGTAAATTTACGAGTCTCTGTGTTGAATGTTAATCCTTCAATACTTTCAATTAATCCATTTTCTTGATTATACATTAATTCATTATTTTTACTTAATTTTTTTCTATCCATCAATAAAGAAAAAAATTTATTTGCAGTAATAATTTCCCCTTCTGTCAAATTATGTTCTTTCAATAAAGTTGTCTTAATATAATTCTTAATTTTTTTAACCTTTTCTGTTTTACTTAGTTTTGACCATACACCCTTTTTATTTTTTTCCATATCCATACTTAAAAACATATTTATTTTTTCTTCGTTTGTATCCATAGTTGGTTCAATATTAGTTCCAGTCATGATCATAGTCTTATATTTTAAACTGTTGTATTCTTTGCAATCCGAATCGTTTTTTATATTCATTAAATTAATATATAAATAATGTTTAACCTGTTTATAATGAAACAAATTAATTTCAAGGATCCATTTTCAAGAAAAATATATTATGAAATTGATATTGATCAACTTGACTGTATAGGTGAGTTGTTTTTGAAAGGAGGTATAGATTCCACAGATGCAACACATTCAAAAACAATGAAGGATATTATTACGGTATTAAAACAAAAATATAGCTCTTATAAAAGTCAGGATAAACAATCACATAAATATGATGCGGATCAACATATTACATATGAACAAATGATTGAAAAATTATATGTCTCAAAACTTAAATGTTATTATTGTCAATGTGATCTTAGTATATTGTACAATAAAAAAAGATTGAAAACACAATGGACATTAGAGAGATTAGATAATAATTTAGGTCATTATGCATCAAATACATGCATATCTTGTCTCGACTGTAATCTACGTAGAAGAACAGATAATTATGAATATTTCAAACAATCAAAACAAACAAAAATTGTTAAATTAATATAATTTAATAAAAACTTAAAAAATAAACACCCATTTATGAAAATGGTATATGAAAGCCAAAATGATTTATTATTAAAAAAATTAATGAATTATTATGGAGACGAAGAAAATTTTAATAAAATGCTATCTATTATCAATGGTGAATCCAAAATTTCATTAAGAATTGTTGATTGGTTTTCGACAAATTATGCAAAAAAAAACTTTACAACCTATGATTTAGATACATGCCCTCGGTTCAAAATTTACAATGATTATAAATTAAAATTAAAAGCCTATTCAAAACGACGGTTTGATCCTTTTTGTAGATGGGATAGAATCAAAGTCCCTTTTGGAAATAAAGAGTTTAGTATAGAGACAACAATTGGACAATTAAACTTTTTTAAATGGGCAATTGAAAATAAAATTATTGATTATATTGAAAAAAATTATGATATTATTGAAGAAGATATGAATACAAATAATAGTATATCAAAATCTAAGAAGCATAATGATTCTTTAACAAACAATAAAAATAGAAAAAGGAGAGAAGAATTATCAATCTCTGCTGCAAAATGTTTAAAAAAAGAAAAAGCAGATATTACATTCAAATTCAATTAAAATCGTATTATAATAATATAATTATGGGCGTTATGTATTCAATGCCATCTTATAATTTCCATCAATTACAAGATCGTATGAAAAAACAAGGGAATGAACTTATATTAATTAACACATTGCCTCTTACACGTCAGGATTGTTTAATTAAAGGAACACTCAAGGCATTTATTGAAGTAGAATATATGAATAAATTATTAAAAACAAATAAAAATAAAGAAATTATAGTTTATGGTATTCATCATACAGATACAAGTGTTATTCAAAAATATAATCAATTAAAAAAATTAGGATTTACAAATGTTCATATTTATTTTGGAGGAATGTATGAATGGTTATTATTACAGGAAGTATTTGATACAACAAATTTTCAAACAGATGGAATGATTAAAAATATAGTTGATTATAAAATTGAATAAAGATATAACTATATATTTATTGTAAAAATGGATTTTCGTCAATCCAAACTTAGCAAAAATGAATGGATCAGCATCGAGAAACCAGTTGATATGAAAGAAAAGAATGTTCTAGATATGATTGTAAAAGGATATATGGTACCTGATTATAAAGTTCATTTACATCATGTTATTAGCGATGTTGTTAAATTAGAACATCCTGAGAAAGATTATTATATTTATATGCATATTCTTAAAGAACTCGTAGATAAAATGATTAAATCATTCAAATTGCCTCAAATAGAGACAAGTTTGCCAAAAAAGAAATTGAATGGTGCAGACACTATTCGGATTCAAAGTTATCGTAAAAAACAAATCGATAATATTGAATATATGATATTGGATATGATTGAAAAATTCTTTGATAAAAAAAAAGAGTATTATTTCTACAATATTTGTGTATTGTTTAAAAAATATACTATCAATAAATATTTGGCTAGCTGGATACAGCTATTTATTGATAAATATAATGACACATTAAGCGTTGTAACATTTTTAGAAAACACCGGGAAGTACATTGAAAATAATTCAATCTTTGATTACAAACCATTAGAATTATATGAACATCAAAAACAAATATATAAATGCGTAAGAGATCCAAATTCAAAGTTAATATTTTATCGAGCTCCAACTAGTTCAGGTAAAACATTGACACCATTGGGATTATGTGAAGACAATAAAGTAATATTTATTTGTGCATCGAGACACATAGGTATTAATTTAGCAAAATCTGCTGTAAATGTTGGTAGAAAAGTTGGATTTGCATTTGGATGCACAACTACAGAGGATGTTCGACTTCATTACTTTTCCGTAAAAACATTTATTACTGAACGTGGGCGAAAAAGACCAGATCACAGTGATGGTGCTAATCTAGAACTATTGATTTGTGACATACAGTCCTATGAGATTGCAATGCTTTATATGTTATCCTTTTTCGAAAAATCTAAAATTATATTATTCTGGGATGAACCAACTATTAGTATGAATCATGAAGAACATGCATTACACAAAAATATTGTAAACATTTGGGAATTTAATCAGATTGAAAATATTATTTTATCATCAGCTACATTACCAAATGAAGATGAACTTGGTAGAATGATTGAAAAATTTAAAACAAAATACAATGGTTCTGTTCATTATATTCAAACACAGGATGAAAATACAAATATTACTTTACTTAATCCAGATGGAACAATCATTATGCCACACGATATATTTTGTAATGATTATGATGGATTTCAATTATTCGTTGCAAAACACGAATACACTCACAGTAAATATTTGAGTTTATCGGAATGTGCTGAATTTATTCTTTATATATACAGAAACGTATTCAAAACCAATATTGAATTAAAAATACAAGATATCAATAATACATCTATTCGAGATTTATATTATAAAGTTTGTCAAAAAATAAAATCAAGTGATTGGGAATTTATCATTTCAACCTACAAAAGTTATAAACGATTCAATCGGTTTAATCTAGGTGATGAAATTACAACGAAATATAGCCATACTCTTACTTATGGTCCAACCATCTATTTATGTGAACATTTAGATAAATGGATAAATTATTTTGTAGAAAACAGTGGTATTCATCAATCTGTATTCAAGGAATTAGAAAAAAATATTGAATTTAATAATGATATTAATGATAAAATTATTAAAAAAAGAAAAACGCTTGAAGATAAAACAATGAAGGATGAACAAAATGAAAATAAAATGAAAGAACAACGGTTTGATCCTGTTACAAAACAACTTATTGAAGAAATTGATGGACTAGAAAGATCACTCAAGGATATTCAATTAAATCCTTTGTACATTCCAAATAGTCGTCCTCATTATGATAAGTGGGCAAATACAAAGGTCAAATTTGAAAATTCAAATGTATTTACAGGAGATGTAGATGAATCATTTGTTCGTAAAATTATGAATCTATCCATAGATACAAATTATAAAATATTATTGTTAATGGGAATTGGTGTATTTAATTCTACAAATGATAAATTAGATGATTATAATGATATTATGAAAGAATTGGCTGATCAAAAGAAACTCATTGTTATGATTGCAGGTAGTGAATATATTAATGGAACAAATTTCCAATTTGATCATGGTTATTTAGCAGATGATATTATAAATATTAATCAAGAAACAATTATTCAGGCAATTGGTCGTGTTGGAAGGAAAGAAAAAAACAAGGCATTTACTTTTCGATTCAGAGACACATCTGTCATTAAATCATTATTTGTAAAATCGAACCACATTGAAGCAACGAATCTGAATAAACTATTCTTTTAAAAAAACAACTTAAACATTATATATGAAACTTTTTCAATGAGTGCTACAAATGTAAATATTGAAAAATTTGCTGAATTTACGCATCTTTTAACCAAAGACTATAGAATTTTATATCTTACGGTCGAGGTTGCATATCCTAGTCCATTACAATGGACATTTTTTATTAATGAGTTAAATGAAAATTTGAATGTTTTAAAAAAGTTAGATTGTAGATTTGCTTTTATTTTAGATATGAATAAGATTGGATTAATATCTAGTAATTATATTCTAGAGTTTGTAAATGTCTTAAAATCAGAAAGTGAATTATTAGAATCTAAATTGATTGCATCATCTATCATATATGAAGGTTCATTAATTAATAAATTATTTGAAATTGTTAAATATTTTTATGAAACAAAAAAACCAATCGAATTTGTATCTGATATGCGTAAAGCAATTGCTTTTATTGAATCACATGAAAAAGATTAGTATAGATCTGGATCTTCATACGCATAATATTCGTACATTGACCCGCCAGTTCTTCTACGAAATCCTCCTTCATCAATTGGCCATGATTTTGTTCTAATATTTTCAATATATTCTGGTGTATAATATTCATCAGTAGCCATGTATGCCGATACAGCTGCTCTTGCCTCATCACTCATAAGAGGTTTTTGTATAATTGTTTCTGATATATAAATTGGTATTAAACTATTCAAGTACCCACCTGAATATTCACCATATACTTCTTCTACAATAACATAATCTGGATGATATCGTGATGCCATATTATGAATATGTTCTTGTATTTCTTCAAATTGTTTGATTTCTTCTTCGCTCATTCCTTCATCACTAAATGAATCAAACTGAGCCCAATCAATATCTTCATTCAATGCTTTATCAAAAAATTCTTCTGTAAAAATATATTCAACTGCTTTATCAAAAAATATTGAATCTACAAATTTTTCACCTACAAGGGCTTCTTTTTCTTCTTGTGTGCTAGTATATATATATTCTAATATAGTTAATGCAGGCAAATCAGTAAATTCAAATAAATCGAGTAATGGATTAATTACTCTTACAATTCTCAATGCTAAATTAGGAATATCATCGCCCCATGTTTTATTAATTTCTGTTACTATATATTCCATATTCTGTCTAGGTTCACATAACATTCTTGATTCAAAAGATGGAGATCTTATATAATCTTCACATGCTTTTTGATTTGGAGAGCTAGGATCTAATGCACTATTAATTGCCATAATAATATCTGTTTGTTTTGGAGGTTGTTTAGGTTTTCTTTTTCTTGGTTTAGGCGTCGGTCTCATTGCAGTACCATTTTCTTCCATTCTATGTCCAGCATCACCTTCTTCTTCATTTTCTGCCCAACCTCCTGCACCACCATTTTCTTTTGCGGCTATTTTTTCTTGTTTCACTCTTTTTTTTTCTGCTTTTCTTGCTTTTCTTTCTTCTTTCAATCGTGCTTTTTCAGCAGCACTTCCCCCAATCATATGTCCAGACCCACCAAACATTCTATATCCTTTACCATATTTAGTAAAACGGCATCCTCTATCATCGCCTGTAATTTTTCTAAACTCTACTATAGATGCTTCTTTTCTAAACAATTTTTCTATTTTTCCTCTATTTACTTCTTTTTGATTAAATGTGTAAATTCTTCTTCCTAATTTTGCGTTTATAACTGCCTTTATATTTGAAATAAATGTAGATAAAAGATTTACTGTATTTTGTAGTTGTTTTTGTGTAGCATATAATAAATTAGAACGTCCTACTCCTATTGCATCACGATAAATTGGTGAACTGTAATCTTCAATTGCTGTGCTATAATAAGGTATTTCTTCTATCAGTTTATTATTTTTATGTTTATACACAAGTAACATTCTTTCTAATTGCTCAACTGTATATGTGGTTATTTTGTAATTTCCAAACATATATTCATTTATCCAAAATCTTATGTATTTCATATAACTCCATGTCATCCATAATGTATCATAATCATAACGTATATCATTATGTGTTGGAAGATCTACTTCTCCATACTTACCAATATCACAATTTGAATCATACACATCAAAATTATATCTATCATGTTCTATTTCAATGGCCATTATTAATGGTGTCCCCCATTCTGCATATGTATCAGCACCATATGCAATAGGATAGTATGGTGCTTCATATACCTCTCCTTCATCTTCATCACTATTTCCTACTGGAACTATACCATCCCATCCATATCTATAATAAAAATATCTTCCCGCACATTCTCTTTCTAATTCTGAAAACTTTATACGAGTTCTTCCATTAATAATTGCTTTTAATTCAGACATACTATATTCATACCATCTATAATAGCTATCATGCCATTCTCCCCATTCTTGATTATCATTATTTCCATTTCCATTTCCATTTCCATTTCCATTTTCATCTGGATTATAATATTGTGGACTATTTCCAACATTTCTTATAGCTTTTTTTGCTTCATTTAATGCATATTTTCTACCATATCTAAAATGAGCAGCTTCAATATAATTTGCATTAGTTGGTTCAAACTCAGGCAACATATAATTTTGACATACTACTTCTATAATTGGACTATTATTCATTTTTTCTAAAAAGTATTCATAAAAATCCTGAAATCTAATAGTCCAATAATATTGACGATTTGCATCTTCATTTTCATAAACCCATCTTCCTTGAAGATCATAAAATACTACTTTCCCAAAACTATTTCGAACTACATTGAAAAAATGCCCTAAAATATGAACCATTGTTCCCGTATTTGGTGCAGGAAATAAATTCATAAAAAAATTATCTAACTCTTCCATATAATAGTCATCTACAACCTGACCTTTTGTCCAAAATCTTATTAAATAATGGTCCTCCCCATATATTTCATTTAACCAATTTATAGTTGCTTTAGTTGCAATTCCCCCTGCGGTTTCTCTTCCTAATTCATCTGCATCTTCTGCATTCAATAAATTCAATAAACGGTATGAACTTGAAACACAATTTCTATATGTCATTGAAGGTAAAGGTGGATAATCATCCCAATCTCCTTGTAAATGAACTACTCTACCACCATAAAATTTATTTTTACTTTTTGATTTCGATAATGATTTATTTTTTGATTTATTTTTTGAAAATGATTCTAATTTCAATGACTTATTTTTTGAAAATGATTCTAATTTTAATGATTTACTTTCAGAATGTTTATTTGATACGGGTGTTGATGATTTACTTTTTTTCAGTTCTTCCTTGAAATCATTCAATATTTTTACACGATATGGTTTCATTTCTAATTTTGAATAAATTTCTATTAATTTTTCTAAAATTTGTTCATATTTGTTTTCAATTGTCACCTGTTCTTTTGGACTAATAGAAAGATGCATTCCTAGTATCGCACACATTGCCTTGATTTCATGTATATTATTAGGAACTGCACTTTCTAATACTTTACTTAAACTATTTGCATGAGCTGATAAAGGTTTAATATTTGAATTACCTTTTTTTATAGGAATTGGAAGTAATCTTGAAGGAATTCTTTTCAATGGTTTTAATTTAAATTTAAGTCTAAGTTTAATTTTTAATTTTCTTGTTACTTTTCTTCTTTTTCTTTTTGTTTTCAGTTTGAAATGAGGTTGTGACTGTCGTTGTCTCTTTACAATTACCTCTTTCTTTGTTTCTCTTAATCCCATTATACTATATAAATATTATCTTCTTGTTCCTCTTGGCACGGCAGAGTTTCGTGACCTTGAGTTTTTAGAGCTTTTTGATTCATTTCCAAAAACTATTTTTGGTTCTCTAGATCCTTTTGATTTTGATCGAGATCTTTTTTTTAATGTATATCGATTTAATGAGCGGGTTCTTTTATGTACTCTTTTATCATAGAGTCGTGATACTCTCGTTGATTGAGGGATTATTGCGTCTGGCCCTTGAATTTGATATTGGTTTCTTATATATCTTGGTGGAGCTTCTTTTTTGAATTGATAAAACTTTTGCCTCTCTTTTTGTGTAAGTGGAAATTTTCCAGGAAATGTTTCTTTTAATTGTTGAATTTTCAAATTTTGTTCTTCTACTAATATCTCTATATCTCTAGTAATTTTGTCTATTGAATCTCGTGGGACATCAATTTCTTCAAAATTACCATCTTCATCGTATTCTATATCATCTGTTCCAAGTAACCATCCATATTCTTCCATATTATTTCTTAAATCATAATTATCATATCGAAGAGGATAAAATATACTTTCTAATGCATCATAATATTTATGACTATCCCATTCTTTTTTCAATATTTTCCATTCTTCATGATTTAATCTATTACATAATCCAAAATCTATTAACATGACTTCTGGGGTTGAACCTTTTTTACATAAAATATTACCATCATGAAAATCAGAATGAGTATATGTTGTTTTGAGTGTCATTTCTATTAATTTCATTCTAGCAATACTTTCAAATTGCGTAATTGTCTCATTTGATTCTGTTTTTTTTAATTTGTACAATGTTTCGAAACCATCTGCATATTCCATACAAATCAATCCATACATAGATAGCGTACCTGATGTAATTTGTTGTAGAAAAAAATGTAAAATATAATATTCTAATGTATCTGGTTCTGATTTACTTAATAAATGAGATAATCTTGGTGCCAATCTTCGACGATTAACCGCATCAAAATCAGCATGTTTTATTTCTGAATGAATGATACATGGGCATAATGGATTTAAATATTCACATGTTCTAAAAAATAATTCTGTTTGTATTTCTATCTCTCTTTCAAATGATCTTTCAGATACAGTTTTTAATGTATGTCGTCTTCCTTTAATTGTTGATGTTAATGGAAATGTATGATTACTTACACCACATAATTTTATAATCATTTTATTTATACGTTGATCATTTCTCATCGAGACATAAGGCGATGTTTCTGATTCTACTAAAAATACGACTCCAAATGCACCACTAGTCAAATAAGATATTCTAAATTCTTGTAAAAATATATCCAAATCTTCTTCTTTTACAAACATCTTTATAATTTAAAGATATTTATTATAACTATTTAAAATGGATGATAAAGGTGCTTATTTTATTTCAATGGAGGGTAAATTTTATACATTGATTTATATAAAAACAAATACATTATCTAATTATCCAAAAGATAAAGTATTTATTGTTTATATTGATGAAGATGGTATAGATTATGTGTGCGATGGTATATTATCTTATGAAGATTTTGAAGAATCATTTAAATTTTATGATGTGTATTATTCTCATGAATTATCTGCACGTGAGTTATATGATGGGTTTAAAAATAAATTTCAATATCCACTTGAATTTTATGAGAGATGGAAAGTGATGGTTGAAGGACAGTTGAAAATTTAATATCTTTTTTATCTAATGAAAACAAAAAAAATAAAAGTGAAAAAAACAAGAAAATGGACAAATAAATATAAAAAAAGTATTAACTGTAACAATCCAAAAGGTTTCTCACAAAAACAGCACTGTAAATATGGACGCAAATAAAGGATTAGTATGTAAAATCTTCATTCAAAATACTTTTTAATATCATACCTAATGCTCTTGTCTCCATTTTTTGTTTCGCGTTTATAGAATTTTCTTTTATTTTATCTAATTCATAATATAATTCTGTTTTACCAAAATTTCCCCCCCCCAAATATTCTAAAGGTTTAAGTGCAGATACATCTTCAAATAAACTAATATCAAAATTACTCAACTTCATTTTTGTGACAAATGTTCCTCTATAAAAACCATGAGTTAAGTATTGTGTACTTGGTTGATATATGTAATATATTTTTCCAGGAATAAGTTGTTCGTATGGTATATTCATTTTTTATTATTATCGTTATATTATTTTATAATTCAATTTTTATTATATGAAAATGATAAAGTTATGTAGGTCCCACTTTTATATTTTTGAAAACTATTATATTCCGGACATGATTCAAAAAACATTGTATTATTTAATGATTATTATAAAAATTGAATATAAAAATAATCATTAAATTATACCACAATACCATGTCTTGTCCTGCCAAAGACCGAAATTATGCCTCGTGCCGATTCAGCCCTCAAGATACTTACTGTAAACATCATACTTATTTGAATGATTATACTGATGAAATGTTCAAGAAAACAAGCGTATGTTCTAGTTGTAAACTGTGGAAATTTACAGGAAGTTATGCAACATGCGAGGAATGTCGTGAACGAGCTGAAAAAGTTAGAAAAGAAATAAAGGATACTATTGTTTTATGTGCTAAAGATGGATGTAAATTCAAAAAAAGTGAAAATAAATATTGTGGTAAACATCAAACTATATTATTTGTTGAAGATACTGAATCATTGGGGATGAAAACTTGTAAAAATTATATTCGAGGATGTAGATCACAATTGTCACATTCCTATAAATTTACAAGATGTGAAGAATGTTTGAAACAAGAACGAGAAAAGGATCACAAACGACGTGGAACAATTTCTACAATTGAAGTTAAATTGAAAGAGAAGGCTTGTTCTACTTGTTGTAAAGTATTTTCAATGGAATCATTTCAAGGTTTACATGGCGAAACAAAAACTTGTTTGTGCTGTCGTGAGGCAAATAAACGTGCCGATGAGAAACGCGATGTAGAACATGTTCGAGAACTAGCTCGTAAAAATGAAAAGAAACCAGAGAGAAGGGCCGCGAAGTTTGCATGGAAAGAGGCAAATTATGAAAAAGTTGCTATGTATTGGATAGATGCACGTAAGAGACTTATTGAAAATGATTTGGAAGGTTATTTAAAGAAAAATGCTGAAACTATGAAAAAATGGCGTGATGCAAATCCTGAAAAAGTTCAAGAAATTAACATTACAAAAATTAATAATATTGATTCACAATATTCTGTATACAAAACATCTGCAATTTCAAAACAACTTGATTTTGAATTAACAAAAGGAGATTTTGTAGAAATGGTTGAATCACCCTGTTACTATTGCGGTATTATTCAAGAAAAAGGATTTAATGGTGTCGACCGTTTAGATTCTGATTCAGATAAAGGTTATATTATGTCAAATTGTGTAAGTTGTTGTCAATTTTGCAATATGATGAAGGGTTGTCTTGGTCCAACTATATTTATAAATCGCGTAGAACATATATCAACTCATTTGAAATTATTTCAGGGTAATCTACATTCGGAAGATTTTAAAGATATTGCAAACGTAAATTATAGTGATTACACATTAAGAGCAAACAGAAAAGAATTAGAGTTTGACTTATCCAAAAGTTTCTTCAATGAAAAAATAAAAGAACCTTGCTATTTATGCGGAAAACAAATATCAACTACTCATAAAAATGGATTAGACCGTTTTGATAGTGATATAGGTTATATTGAGAACAATGTAAATTCTTGTTGTGGAAATTGTAATATGATGAAAAGAGATTATAAATATGATAATTTTGTAAATAAATGTAAATTAATTTGTGAAAAAAATGTTAAACCGGCGCCTATTAAAATTAAAGCCAAGATAATATTTAAAATAAAGGTCAATGAAACACAAATAAATTCAGAACCAAATCTAGTAGTCGAAGTTAAATCTGAAAAGATAGTAAAAGAAAAAGATCAACAAGAAAAAACACAGATAGTAAGAGGTAATAAATTATCTCAAGATGAAAAGAGAGAAAAAGAACGACTAAAAAAACAAAAACAACGAGAAGTATTACGTGAAAAATATGGAGATGAAGAATTTAGAAAAATGCGTGCAGAAGAAATTGCTCGAACAAGGCAAAAGAAAAAATTAATTGAAGAATAATAAATGTAATACAATATTTGTATAATTGTATTACATTTATATGAAATTTAAAATAGTTTCAATATATTTTTTAATTTTATTAATAATTTGTTTAATAATGTTGGTCCCCTTAGTATGTTGGTCCCTACTAGACCATCCATACCTTTCATTAATTTGAATACGCAAGGCCCCCCATGCCCGACATAATACGAAGGACATTGTAGTTGCGAGCATAGACACGGACCTTGGCGGTGTTGACACCCTCTACAGTCGCGTTCGAAAGCACGAGCTGGAGAGTGGCATTGTCAATACGCGAGAAGTTGCAGGTGCCCGATGGTTGGTGCTCCTCTGGACGAAGGGCGAACGAGTAAACGTTGATGCCGGTGTCAGGAGCACGGGAGTGGTGCTGCCAAGGTTGGACCTGGTCGAAGTAGGTACCTTCACGCTCCGAGAAACGATCCTGGCCATTGAGCTGGAGCTTGGCAGTGACGACTGGGTTCTCGCCCCAACAATGCATGTCAAGGGAGGTCTCAGCAAGAACGAAGGTGCCAGCATCAGATACACCAGATTGAGGGCCACTGACCGAGTTAGCACCCTCCCAACCACCAGCACCAAGACCTGTGTTGAAGGAAAGGTTGGTTCTGATATCATCCGCACCAGCCTGATCGAATAAACCAGATGCAGTAATAAATGCACGAGAATCAGCACCAGTTGCGGCATCACCACCAAATGCCTTGACCGAGTTAGGAAGAGCATCCACAGCATCGGTGTAGTTGAATGGCTGAGCACCAAGAGCCTTGTTAAGAAGAGCACCACCAGTAGTGGAAGCACAGTAATCAACATTGCAATCTGGCTGAACAACCCAGATAAGCTCCTTGCACGGGTGGTTGAAGTTGAGGCGAATCTTGTTGGACGACGAACCAACGGATTCAGCACCAGTGTATTGAAGCTGTTCAATGAGGTACTCATGAGGATTCTGGGCCATACGTCTGCGTTCATCAGTGTCAAGATATACGTAATCAACATAGAGGGAAGCAGATACAAGCGACTGGGAGTAAGCATTGGTTACCTTAAGATCGGTGTTGTCAAAGGTGTTTAGAGACCTTACAGCCCAGAGGCACTCATCAATCGCACGAATGTCAATGTTAATCTTGACCTCGTGGTACTGGAGAGCAATAAGAGGAAGAGCAAGACCTGGGTTATTGCAGAACCAGAATTGAAGAGGAATGTAAAGAGTGGTCTCAGGGAGAGCATTACGAGGAGCACATACCTGGCGAGGGGCATCAGCACCACATGGACCATCAACGTTGGCGAACGATGGATCAGTCATGAAGGTGAGCTGGGTGGTGTTGCCAATCATCTTGAAGTAACCACGCTCCTGGTTCTTGTCAAGGGTA